TTCCTTGAAGACGGCTGTAGCGTCAAGGACGGTGTTTATAGCGGAGCAAACGGTATGGAAGCGCGAAGAATGTACCTTAATAAAGTTTATGACTGTGATACCTGCAACGGTAAGGATAATGACGGCGGGCAAACCATTGACCCGGAAGTTGACCCCGGTGATCTGACAAACAGTGCATACGCCGGAAGAGGAAGCGTGCTTTGGAATGATATACGTGGTCAGCAGACTATGGATGTAGACCAAAATGCCAATACAATTACATTGCCTGCAATAGCAGATACGATGCGTTCGCTTCCCGATACACTTGGAATCGGTGCCGGACCGTTTTCTCCCAAGGGGGCTGACTATTATTTTGTAAAACAGATAATGAAAAAATGGCCTAAAGTTGTTTCAAGTTATGACGGAGAACGGAAGTATATCAAATATACAGGATATAACGACCTCTATTTCTATGCATTGCAAGGGCTGGGGCTGACATCTCTTCCCGCTTTTATAGAACAACGCTGGCGCATCCGTGACGGATACTACCGCTGTGGGGATTTCAAGGCGGAAAGCGGTTATATTGGTGGACGTATCGGTGCAAAAGAAGGTGCAGTCATCAGATTTAAAGCGGCCAAGAGTGGGTATTTCGGTATCGGTAACGATAGTGGAAACATTACACAGGGAATCTTTCTGAAGGCAGGGGAAAGCGGTACATTCACAGATTTCCAGCATGGGGAAAACATCATGCTGTACATATATCAGGCAGACCGCATGAGCATGATAGATTTAAGTGAAGTAAGTATTGACCCTCAATTCGGGAATACCCTTTCAAAAATGTCGTTGCTACAGGAACTGTATCTCGGTAGTGAAAATCATAAGGAATGGAAAATGTCGCCCGGAAACACCGGATTTCTTACCAATTTGGATTTAGGAGACATGCCGTTTCTCACTACATTGGATATTCGAAACACGGAAATTATAACCGTCAATTGCTCAAAGTGTCCACGAATGGAGAGTGTGCATGCCGATAATACTTCTTTGTCTGCAATAACGTTTGCTGAAACTTCTCCGATAAGTACGCTTGCCCTTCCCGGTACTATCACTGAACTTGTATTGAACAATCTGCCTAATCTGACTTATCCCGGCGGGCTTTCTCTTGGTGGTGTCAGTAAGGTTACAAAAATATTCGTGAATGAATGTCCGTATATTGATACGATGACTCTGTTGGAACAGGTGGTCAATGCAAGTGAATTGAAAACCGTCCGTATTCCCAACGTAAATGCTACGGCGAGTGTTGAAATGCTTCGTTCCATAAAAAACGGTGGGGCTATAGGATTGGATGCGAATGGTAATGCGTACGATGAAAAAGGACAGTGTAGCGGAATAACCGGACGATGGATATTGGTCGAACTGATAGAGCAGAACGAAATCGAAGAGCTTGTCCGGTATTTTCCCCAACTTGAACTTCATAATTCGCAGTTCTCTATTGTGAAAATCAGCGATACGGTAGACAATGATTCGTGTGAGAAGTATAGCAATCCCGAAAATAAGACGGGGGCGGATTATGGCAACACATATATTCCAAGCGGGCATACCCTTGCCATCAAGAAAGGATGCCATGCCTATAAATGCTCATTCAACACGAAGAAAAACCAGATGGAAGGCGTGCAGTTAAGCGATACGGATTTCAACTACCTGAAAAACGGCAGCAGCTTTGACATAACGGACACCGCCGGAGAGGGCTTTGATATATTCTGGCATGCTCCGCACCATTGGTACAAGGGAGTGAACGACTACAAGAACCAAGTAAAGTATTTTTTCCCTTCTATAACAGAGACCGAACCGCTCTCAACTGCATTGCATAGCAGAAAATCCCTGTTGTCGGAATTGCTATATATGGAAAATACCGGAGTGTATGCGATTGATGCCGTTGTCGGTGAAGTCATAGGCGAGGATGTCATAACCACCGCATCCAATACGAACAGCTACAAGATGGATGTGAGAGGAATGAAGCAGGTAAGATGGCCCGGTCTGAACCATGCCCGGCTTGGAGGCGTGTTCACTGACGAAAACAACCGTGTGCTCAGTACGTTCATCATGTCTGTAAGCCATACCTATTTTGACTTCAACATCGGTGATTATGTGTTCTGTGACATACCTAACGGTGCAAAATGGTTTTATTTCACTTCTTTCCGTGACATTGGCGACATAGAGTGCCTTGTTGTAGACAGCAGCAGTATTGAAGCCATAGAACCTGAATGGACCGAACACACGGTTGGCGACAACGACAGTCTGGTCGGTGTATATCCTATTACCGTTGACGGTTTGAAGATGCCACGCAGCCTTTCCGGTGATATACGTTCGAAGAAAGGCAACGGGACGTCCGTTACATCTAACGAATGGAAATATGACAGTGAGGGTAATCCTATTGAGATGCCTATCGGCGGTTTGAATTACACGGCAAAGGATTTCCAAAACATCTGCCGCTTACGTGGAGTTGGCTATCAGTTGCAGGATTACGAACAGCATAAAGAGATTAGCAATCTATGGTGGGCTTTGAGCGGAACAACCAACGAACAGTCGGTTGTGGGCAATGGCGGACATGACAGCATTCTGAATAAACTGGATTCCATTGGCATGGCTGACAGCAATAATACCGGCAATACGCTCAACTCCATACTTGGATTGAAGCATTATGTGGGTTGTGATTCAGAATGGATGGACTATATCGCTTTTAATGTGCCGAGCTATGAAGCGTTCTACAAGGCAAAATGCACGGAGAACGACAGTTCATATCCAATAGATTATACAGCGCATATTTATGACCCCGTAAACAAAACCGAACGGACTGTTAAAACAGTTGACGCTTCCAATGGAAATTGTGTCGTGCGCATAGTACATGGTGCCAAGTGCGATGTATTGCCCAGCAGAGTACACAAGGGAGATACAAGTATGTATGTAACACATTATGCAGCAGGATTTTGGATAAGTGGAAGCCGAGGCCGTTGTGTTTTGCGGTCCGGCAACAACTCGTATGCGAGCGGCGGTCTCGCTTATGCGAGCGCGAACTACGCTTCATCGAACTCGTACACGAGCTACGGGGCGCGTCTGGCCTTCCGCGGAAAATTCGTTATAATTGAATAGAGCGGACCTCGCGATTTCGAAAAAAGCGTTGGAGGGAGAGCCGTAGGCTGCTCCCTCTTTCTTTTTCTCGCGTAAGCGAGTCGATTTTTGAAACTAATTTTTATGTGGTTGTATTTTTGTCTGTAAAACGTTCCATATATAGAACATTTTCACTATATTTGCATTGTGAATGATATAAGATATGGAATTGAAAACGAGATTCAAAGTAATAATGTCGAGTGAAGCCGATGCATTTCTTGACACTCTGCGCCAAGACGTTAAGGATAAAATTATCTATAATGTAGATAAGGTAGCCAATGGTTATATGGACAAAGATTTATTCAAGAAATTAGATGATACTGACATTTGGGAGTTTCGCACCCTGTATAAAGGTATTCAATATCGTCTGTTGGCTTTTTGGGACACCGACGCGGAAACGTTGGTCATTGCCACGCATGGATTTGTGAAGAAAACACAAAAGACCCCACGCAAAGAGATAAACAAGGCGGAAGCCGTCAGAATATTATATTTCAACTCAAAAAAATAAGTATATGGAAGCAATTAAATTTTATACCCTTGATGAAGTTAAGGATAAACATATAGGTGAGGTCGGTACACCGCACAGGGATAAGTATGAAGCTGAATTGCAATCATTTTTGATTGGGGAAGCCATAAAAAAAGCCCGTAAATCCCAAAACATGACCCAAGAGGAATTGGCACAAAAAATCGGTGTACAGCGTTCACAAGTATCCAAGATAGAAAGCGGACGTAATCTGACCCTTTCCACCATTGCGCGAGTGTTTAAGGCCATGGGTATGAAGGCGTCTTTGAGTATTTCCGGTTTAGGAAGCATAACTCTTTAAAAAAATAAAAGGCGGACAATCCCTCGCGCCGTTGTGTTTTGCGGTCCGGCAACAACTCGAATGCGAACAGCGGTCTCGCTTATGCGAACGCGAACAACGCTTCATCGAACTCGAACACGAACTACGGGGCGCGTCTGAAATTCTGTTGGTTAAATTAATCGGAGACCCTGCACAGGTACGAGATTACCACCGCCATTCTCCGAGGGATTCGAGCCTCGGCAACAGCATGATAATATATATTTATTAATGGAAAGCCGGAACATATCTTTAACCACATGTGGGGAGAGGTTGGACCACTCCCCACGAGACCGGAAGGCGGTCAGCGATATATACGATTTATTCCAACCGGCCGTAGCTGCAACTGCGGTCTGTTATCCGTTATATAATCTCATACCGGAGATTATATCCGATGAGAATTTGGAAAGGTCATTCAAGCGTGTCATGGCAAATCTGAGAAGTGCAGATACCCGAAGCGGAAATCGGCAAAGAGAGATAGCTGTAATAGATGGCATTGAATGTTCACCAAGAATGGCCCGTTATGTAAAAAACAAGCATAAGATACTTGATGCGCTGAAAGAACAGATAGGTAACGGCACATTCCGTATAAAGAACCTCAAGTCGTTTACTGTGGATGACGGACCGAAAGTAAGAATTGTGCAAGCCCCGTCAGTCATAGAGCGTATTGGAAGCAATGCGATTATGGAGCCGTTGGAAAAGCATCTTTCACCCCTATTGATAGAAACAACGGCTGCATCCATACAAGGACGCGGACCGCATGGTCTGTTCCATCAGGTGCAGGATACATTGGCAGAGAACCCCAATATACACTATTATTATCAAAGCGATTATAAAGGATATTATGACAGTATTGACCATGATATATTAATCTCCACAATCAGGCGATATGTCGGAGACCCTGTCTTATTGCCTATTCTTGAAAATTTTGTCAAAGCACTATATCCCAACGGGAAGCATGGCATAAGCAAAGGACTGCGTTCCTCACAATTCTTTGGAAACCTTTACCATAATGATATTGATCACCGGATGATTGATGAATATGGTGCAAAACATTACTTCCGTTTTTGTGATGACATCTTTATTCTCGGTGAGAGTAAACGTGATTTGTGGAAATTGCGGGACAAACTACACTATGAAGCAGCTCAAATAGGGCTGACAATAAAACCAAGCGAAAAAGTGGCTCCCATATCCTCCGGTATGGATGCCCTTGGCTTTGTCAACTACGGCGACTATACATTGCTACGAAAACGGACAAAAGTAAATGCAGCCCGAAAACTTTCCAAGATTAAATCACGGAAACGGAGACAGCAAATAATCGGTTCATTCAAGGGTATGGCCTGCCATGCAGATTGCAAACATTTATTTTATATACTTACCAAGAACAACATGAAGAAATTTTCCGAAATGGGTGTTACGTACACTCCAGCAGATGGAAAAAAACGCTTTCCCGGCAAGGTTATGCGTTTGAGCGACATCGTAAATATTCCAATTGAGATACATGATTTTGAAACAGGAATAGACACCAAAGAGGGGGAAGACCGTTATCTGGTATCGTTCCGCAATCCCAGGACTCAAGAATGGGGAAAGTTCTTTACTGCATCGGTTGAGATGAAAGGTATTCTTGACCAAATCAGCGATATTGAGGACGGCTTTCCATTTGAAACAGTTCTCAAATGTGAAATGTTTGACGGAGGCAAACGAAAATACAATTTTACCTGACGGGAAAAAGATAACATACTAATCCGCTCGGTATCCGCTACTTTTGTCGTAAATCAAAATTCATGCAATGGAAAAGATTTACGGCACAAAGAAGCGGCAGGATTGTCTTGTACGTACAGGACGCTCCAAGTGGATACTGTTTTATGGCTTCGGGAAAGATGATGAGAATAGTGAGAATGGCTGGGAGTACCGGCATACATTCGACCATAAACCCACACTTTCCGAAGTCAAGGAACTTGTTGTGTCCGCTATAAACACGGCTACGGAGGAAAAGATTATAAACGGCTTTGTCTGGAACGGGAAAGCAGTATATCTTTCACCCGAAAACCAATTAAACTTTTCCGCTATAGAACGTAGTGAAAAGATTCCTTATCCGCTTATTCTAAAAATCAATGAACAGGAAGATGGTACGCCCATCTATCATACTTTCGAGAATGCAGATGATTTTATTGCGTTCTCCCAAGCAGCGTGCGCCTATGTGATAAAGACTGTTCAGGAAGGGTGGAAAGAAAAGGATGAAGTGGATTGGACGGTATTTAATTTAAAAAGTAATAACGATGAAAAAGTTGATTGAATGGCTCGGAATGAGTAACAGGTGGAAACACCTCATAGGAGGACTGATTATCGGCATTTTTGCATTTGGTTGGTTTACCGCAATGTATGCCGGAGTTTTGACAGCAGGTGCTTTGGAATATAAAGACAAGGTGCATGGCGGTAGATGGGATTGGATTGACTTTGGTCTTACAGTAGCCGGAGCAATGATAGGACAACTAATAGAAGGAACTTTAATATGGAACAACTAAGCACGATTATCCAAGTTGTCGGTTCGCTCATCACATTAGTTATATTGCCCTTGTTATTGCTTAGAAGCAAAAAGAAAAAGGCAGATGCCGAGGCTGAAAAAACCGAAGCAGATAACATCACAGCTTATGCTGCTGAATGGAAAGAATTGTACGAGAAGAAGGAAAAGCGAGTTGTCGAACTGGACGCCAAAATTGACCACCTTTACGCCGAGATAACCAAGTATCGTGACGCTATCCGCGAGCTAAGCGAAAAGAACAGCGAGCTTGCCGTTCAGAATCAAGCACTGGAATTCCGGAAATGCAATAAACATGGTTGTGCAGACCGCGTCCCACCAAGTGAATATTAACCAAATAAATAAGTATGAAGATATTGATTGATAACGGGCATGGTGAAAACACTCCCGGAAAACGTAGTCCTGACGGTTCGTTGCGTGAATATGCTTATGCACGTGAAATTGCAGATAGAATAGCACATGAACTTTCCGCAAGAGGTTATGATGCCGAACGCATTGTTCGGGAAACAGTAGATGTTCCACTATCAGAACGTGCAAGGCGTGTAAACGAAGTTTGCGGACGATACGGAACGGCCAATGTAGTTCTTGTTTCTATCCACTGCAATGCTGCCGGAAACGGTGCAGAATGGATGAACGCAAGAGGATGGAGCGCTTATACATCGAAAGGCAAGACAAAGGCTGATAAACTGGCAACTTTCTTGTATGAAGAAGCTGAAAAAAACTTTATCAGTCAAAGAATACGCAAAGATAATTCTGACGACGATCCTGACTGGGAAGAAAACTTCTATATTTTGAGTAAGACAAAATGCCCGGCTGTACTTACGGAAAACTTTTTTCAGGATAACAAGGATGATGTCCTGTACCTTTGTTCCGAAGAAGGCAAACAAGCTATTGTTAAAACCCATGTAGAGGCAATAACCAGATATATTCAGAAGTATGGTAAAATGGTTTAAAGATATTGTAGCAATATTGTTTGTGGTATTATTTTTCACATCACTGTTTTTTAATGTGCGTTTTTGCATATCGAATAAAAAGTTACCTATAAATGATACCACAAGAATAACTGTTTTCGATACCATACCCTATTACAAGCCTGTACCCAAGGATAGTACCGTTATTAAATACATCACGCAGATTCTTCCTACTGCAAAACCGGATAGTACGAAACAGACTCCGGACGTAGCAGATACGACTAAACCTCCAAATAAAGACAAAGACAGTGTTGAGGTTGAAATCCCCATTACGCATAAGATGTATGAAACAGACACATATCGGGCTTATGTAAGTGGCTTTCATCCACAACTTGACAGCCTGATACTTTTTGCCGGGCGTGATATAATGACCGTAACAGGTAATTATCCCAAACCCAAGAAGAAAAAGTTCAGTATCAGTCTACAGGTAGGATATGGAATAACACTGAGAGAAACGCCGCAATTTTCTCCATGTCTTAGTGTAGGTTTATCGTATAATTTGTTTGATTTCTGATTATGATAGATATTATATTAACGGTCAATAAGGAAAAAGTATATGAAGAGGTAGCAAAGACCACATCGTACACCGGTGCGAAAATGGATGATGAGCTTGCCTACGATCGTATATTTACGACGGATGAGGATAAAAGCATGCTTGAACGTTTTTGGTGCGAGAGTAAGAATACCATATGCAACAGTTTAAAGAAAATGCTTCTTGACGAAACGGAAGCTGACAGTGAATACAGGCTTTCGTTGGGGCTGTCGAATTCATTCGATGAAGCTCTAAAAGAAAGTATGCAGCGTAGCTTGTTTTCATTCTTCGTGATGAATGTCACTGCAAAGTGGTACACGTTTACCAATAAGGAAGAAGCTGCCGGATATGCAACGGAAGCTGCTACCTATATGGAGGATATAATGCGTAAGGCATTTTTCAAAAGAAAGCCCATGCGCCCGACATACGAATAATCATTAATTCAAAATATTATGGCAGAAAATAAGAAAACATTAACCGTGACACAACAGGTCAAAGAACTTGTCTATGATATTCAGAACAAAGCGTATTTGACGGGACAGGCACGAGAAGCGGCCGGCAAGAGCTATCAAGTCGCATCCAATATGCAAGCAAGTGATGACGATGAAAACAGCTATCAGATACGTCGTTCGTTGGCCAATGCCTTTTCCTCTTTAAAAAGTCTGCTTGGAGAGTATCTCAATGAGGATAATACAACAAGCGATAACCTGATGGATGAAGAGATAGATAATAACGGTAAACTTTCATTGGAGTTTTTGCTTCCGTCTAACTATAACAACGCTTCGGCGGACGCACTGGGAAATGGCATACATTCATATCTTGTAGATATGGCACTTGGAGAGTGGTTTGCCATAACCAGTCCGGAAGATGCCAATGCGTATATACAACACTCCGGGGTGAGTCTTGAAAACGTGAAGCGTGCACTCTACAAACGCAGCCGTCCGGAAAGACCGACTTATGATTAATTGATGTTCAAGCCTATGGTATATTGTCAAAACAGCCAGTCTAAAACAAAAGCGGTAACACTTGTGTTTAAAAGGGAAGAACTGCTTTACGATGCGGAGAATTATTCTTTTGTAGAGGGCGACATTATGCAAGCGGAAGATGAACACGCCAGACATCAAGTATTCGACATCGGTCAGGACGGTAATGTGGACAGAGTTACGAGAATACTTAACCTCGTACATTCTGAATGCGTGGAAATGTTGTTTCCTTATACGAAAGAAGAAATTTCCGATAAGCAGGAACCCCTTGATAATGTTATGACCGTGCCGGAAGAATACCTCATAACCCTTGTTTTGCCTGTGGAATTTTCATTGTCTACCGTGAAGTTGCTGAAACATCTGATACACGAATATATGGTCTGCAAGGTCCTTGCCGACTGGATGAGCATAACAAATCCAGGCAGCCAAGCCAACTGGGAAGATAAAGCCCGAAATATCCGAATCAAGATACAGACTTCCCTTGTTTCACGAAAAGGCAAGATAAGACGAAAACTAAAACCGTTTTAAGAATAGACAAGAGCCGGGGTGCATCACGCATACCGGCTCTTTCTCCTTATAAACAATCTGATAACCTTAAAAATAACTGACCTATATGTTTCATTTATCGTAGTCTGTTGAGCATACGGGGATTGAACTGGACACTAAATCCTAACAGGCTTTCGGATTTGTCAAGTGTACAAATGAGTGCAATTCTAAATGCTTTGTACGGTGTTCCTCTGAAACCACGCATATATTTGTCTGTACTGCTCCATACAGTATGCCAATTAAACAAATCATTCGAACCGTACAGTACTTGTACTACATGTCCCGACTTAAAATATCCACGTTGAATGATGGTATCTATCGTCTTGAACACATCTGGCTCATCCATTTTGAAAGGGCGGGTAACCACTAATGCCGTTATGTTTTCAGCAGATGATGTAGAAAAATCCACAAGTCTGTTTCCGTCAGCCATTGCTAATGCTTCCGGATACGAATTGACATTGTTCACTATGTCTGACAGCATCATTCCCCAAAGCTTTGACTTCAACGAAAACACATAAGCATAGCGTACAGCCGGGTTATACACAATGATATGCTGATTGGTATAATCATATATCATCCGGCAAGCGGCAAGAAAATCAAAAAACGGAATCATAGCAATATCGTCAAGAGCCGTTCGTTCATTTTCGCTTGCTTTTCCATTATAAACTGATAGAAGTTTATCCGATCTTGGCAAATCAGAAATAGAAAACAAATCTTCCGCATTTAAACTTTCTGATATGCACTGCACAGTAGAACCACTTATCAGCATAATACCTCTATTGGTGGCAAACAGCACTGCATTATCAATTTGTGTGATACTGTTCGTATTTATACAAACCTCCCGTGTTACAGGTTGCCGTGCTGAGTATGATCCCGTATTTGATACTTCTAAGGCCCATACACCTTCTGATGTAAAAGCATAAAGTGGAAACTGACCGAACTGTCCCTCTGATAAAGCTTTTACAGCTGAAGATATACCAAGAATAGTGCCAGTACCTATTGTATTGATACCGAGAACCGGAAAGTGAAATGGATTATTGATTTCCGATGTGTATATTTTGTTCGGTAAATCAATTATTCGCTGTTCACGGGGACTTGCTGTAGGATAATCACTAAGTCCTGTCGGAGGATTTTCCCAACCGGCAAAATAAAAAGCTCCGTTAAGGAATTTGTGCTGTTCAAGTGGCACTTCATAATATTGTGGTAATCCATAATGCGTCACAATAACTGCTTTGTATGCGTTTATATTAGGGTAGAACAAAAACAGCAATGGCGGATCCAATATTGACGCTTGATAAGATTCTCCATTGACCACTATGTCCCGACCATCCTGCTTGATATAGAAGTATACAGAAACAGGCATTGTTCCATCAAAATAAGTAGGGGACATTCCATCAAAATTAGCAACATATCCGTTGGTATATGTAATCATCGCTCCTGTGTTATACAAGTTATATAATTCTTTTTGAATGTTTGCGATGTTAAGTCTTGAATTATAAACGAACGAATAATGTGGAAGCAATTTATCATGACTGTCATAATCATCTGTCATAACTTCTCGTGTTACCAATGACTGTAGATAATCTTCTTCGATTACCAGTTTTGTACGTGTAGTGGAAAGTTGTTCAATACGGAGACTTTCAAGCAGGTAGAATTGCGATGTTGAACGAATATCCTCTTTTACATCATCAATACTTCTACGAGGAATCATCAAACGTCCACTTGGATAAGTCAGTCCGTTGGGGTCAAATGTAAAGGCATATAGTTTATTGAATGTATGATGTTGATAACGAATTGGAAATTTGGAGGTAGAAGCTGCTTGATTTATATGTTTGCATACACAATAAGAATTATAGTTTTCCGATTGTGCAAATCTTGTACATTTTCCGTTTTGGTCATAAGTATAAATAGGTTTTGAAACAAACACATCAACAGATCGAACTATATCTTTCCAATTTTTAAGCATATCAAGGCGAGACTGAAGAACAACGGCACAATCAAGGTCGTGTATCATTCCACATATTCGAAGTTGCGCATCTGTATACTTTCCCTTTCCCGTCAGGTGTGTCCAAAAAACTTGCGGTGCAAGGTCTGATGAAGCAATCATCAGAATCGGAGCCGAGTGCATTGTCAATGTTCCATCGTATAGCCGATAGGCGTATCTTACAAAGAAAGGAAAAATGAATTTGCCCTTATTTGTAGACCTTTCAGCAATAAATTTATTGATATGGGCAAGTACTTGGTCTGTAATTCGCGTTTTATTGTTATCAGAGAATTCATTCCAAATGCTGCCTTCACTAATAGCATCAAATGATATTGAAAATTCATCTGTCCGAACCATTTCACCCTGCAACCCAAATGAAAGTGGGCATTCAGGTATTTTTGTACCAAGATATAAATATCCGTCATTATTTCCTTTCCATAGAAAATAATGCATACCGTCAGTTGACAAGATGAGAAGCGTATTGCCAATAGCTGTTACCTGATATACCTCGTTAAATGAACGAAGAAAAACAGGCTGATGTGCGTCAGAACCATTCCACCAACTGATAGAATTGTTGTTAAAGATGATATAGTGCTTGAAGTTAGCCGATTTATGAATATACATAACCGAATCACCACCTTTGAATTGTAATACTTCGGATGGCGGCAATATGGGTTTAAGTGCACCGTTTTCGGGAATAACACCTATCGATGTTGCCAAGTCCCCATCGGCGCACTCATAGTCCGATGGGTTGGCAGAATACCCGTTGTATTTTATTTCTTTAATCATATCTTTCTTACAAAAGGAGTTTGGTAATGATTGGTAGCAATGTGCCATGATATTGGCTTTCCTTAGGCTCTCCAACGCATAATCTCGCCTTGTCTGTTACACCCGACACATCAAGTATGGCGGAGCACAGCCTTTTAGATGAGGCTCTGAAATGTTTCCCTTGCCTATTGGATGGAAACACACATGCTTCATGCCGACCGCCGGTTGGTGAGCGGTATCTGACATAAAGATATAATTCTCCGTTCTCACTCATAATATCCAGGACATCACCTCGCGAGAGATGAAGTTGCTTGGCTATATGAGATGTAATGTCTATTCTTCCCGAAGAATAGAATACTATATCAGCCTTTCTTGTATTTCCTAATATACTTTCCATTGGGCTTTTCAATTTGATAATAGATGAGACCTTTGCTTGTATGATGTATAGACACAGACAGTTTGACTATACTATCACCGGGTAACCCATGCTCATAAAGCATAAGACCGACCGACGGGCACAGACTTTCAAAGCCTATGCACTTATACTTGTCATTATATTGAATATCGCATAGTTGAGTCGGTTGTCCGATATTTGGATTGACGGTGAAGCCGAAAGAATCTTGTCCGGCAATTCTGAAAACAAACACTTGGGCTGCATCGCCCTTTTTCGCCTTACCTTTGATATGGAGAAACAAGCGTTTGGATAGCGTGATTGAATTGTCGTTACCATCGGCAATCACATAGTAGTTACGTGACTGCCACCATGTTTTTAGTTTTTTGATAATCATAATACGAAAATAGAATGATTCACAGATTATTATGGTTTAACTTTTTACAGACGAATCGAAATATATCCGGCGTGAACGGAAAGAAACTGTTTCGACAAACCGGAATGACAGAGTTGTTTCGATTTCCAGTCGATGCCGGTTGGCGGCTTCTTTTGTTGCAAAAATGTAAGAACAGATTTCTTGCTTTGTTGTTCCTTTTGTTGCTACAATGTTGGCATAATATTTGCGCCCGAAAAGGAATGCCATGATTTCTTTTAATACAGTTGAGTTCATATTGTATGATTTAATCAGTGAATAAATTTGTCTGTCGGGGTTCTTTGGAAACGGAAGAAACTCCGGTAATACTATTTACACGTTCAATTTCTCCGTCAATTTCCGTTTCAAGTGCCTTGCATTTCCGCAAGTTTTGTTGGGTGCGACACTTGAAATAGTCTTTCTGTGCTTTGCGCATCAGAACTACCTTGGTAAAGAATGTTTTTGCATCCATATGATAAATACATTAAAATTCTTTATGGGTTGCTAATTGATAATCTTTCTTTTCTTCTTCTGATAGTTCGTTGTAGCAGCTTTCGCAAACAACAGGGTAACCGTGTTCTTCTTCAAAGTACACACCACAAAGTTGGCAACACCAACCGTCTATAATATCTTCTGCAATGCTCATGATTATTTCATTAATTCAAATTCATACGCCCAAACATAGGGATTGCTTTCCCAAGTGCCTTTACCGGAGACTTTATCTATGAGGGCGGCAAAGGCTTCACGTGGAGTATCAAATCCATTGTCTTTGTTTCCCTCAAATTCATAAAATATAGATGGCGGAAACTCATCATCACCCGAATCTTCATATATCCCTTCTTTCAAGCAATCTTCATCGCTAATGTCCTGTAAGCGTTCAACCTTACGATCTGTAAATTCAATATGGCGGGGCATTAGGTCGGCTTTCACAAACATTTTATTAGTCCAACCGGGATGTAATTTCAGTTCAGGCAATATAGAATCCAAGTATTCTAAGTAAGCTGCATTTTTCCCTTTTCTATGAAATCGGTCAACATCCATATAACTTTGCGCAATGGCAACAACTTCTCCAAGTTCATATTTCGGCAATATCTCGCCCATATCAAACTCTCTTTCATCAGCATCGTACATACAAGGCCAATCAACAATCTTTTTGTCAGAATGGCGTCTGTGTATATTGAATCCTGCGACCCATTCTCCCCTAAAAGTTCTTGGACATTTGATTATTCTTCTCGTCATAGTCTTCCGCCCTTCCAATACAGCTTGAGTTAAGCCAAATTTATCATTGAACATTATTTTCTTCATTGTAGTATTCTTTATTAAAGTGTCCGTTGGCAATCAGCCAATCAATAGCCAATACACAAGATTCGACAGGTGATGCGGTTTCAAAGGATTTCACATAGGGATAAGAGAGTAACCAAGCATCGCTTGTTTCGTGATGCAAGCCAAAAACATTCTCACTGGTTCCTATTCTGATTTCGGTCGGAAGTAACTCCAACAGCCTACACAAACTCCATGCAGGGACATCCTCACCCCACAATCTATCAAATACTTCTTCTCCGGCCATTGGCGATCCGTCAGGATGCTTGTGAAAAGGAAATGCAAGTTTGGCTATTCTTTGAGGAGTCCAAAACTTACCTCTCAATGTAGGCGGCTTGGTTTGTAACTCCCACTCTAAAGCTGGTACCTTACTCTTTGTATGATGATATACCATATCAGCCGTTTCCGGCTTTAGTCCCAAAGCGAGCAATCTTTTTGACTGCTCATGGGTAGTACATATTTGCGATTTAAATTCCATTGCTCTTATTTTTGTTATTAGTTAAAACTGATTGCCACATACCTATAGAACCGTATGTATCCGAAACAATAAGAGGGATTCTCTGTATTATCACCTATCTCAATTCGCACGTTATAGCCTTTCATCCGTAAAAAGCGTGCAGCTATTTCATAGGCGGTGTATCTTTTTCCATGAATATCCCAATAGCTGGATTTCCATACTGTTTGAGGAATACCTTTTTTCAGAATCTTCTTAAAGGCTTTGGCGGTTCGTATAACTTCTTTTTTATTCATATTTGTTCCGATTTTAATTTCTTGTTTATTTCTTTTTCAGCAGCTCTGGTCCCTTTCTTGAAACCCTCTACAAAGCTGTCAAAACAAGCTCTATGGATTTCTAAAGTGCATCTTTGCATAAGTGGACAAATCGAACATTTTTGGCTAAGCCCTGCGGACTTTTTAGCGAGTTTCGTTACATTTTTCATTGGTTTATCCTTTCATTCTGCCTAAAAAGGCAAGTTTAATCACATCATATTGAGTTCCTATCCATGCAAATTCCAACATGGCATTATCGTCTGCAATGTCATTAATTTGCATGATTGGGTAGTTACCTTGATTTGTGCTATAACAAACACACGAACTGTAAATAAAATCCTCAACCTCTTCTTGACTTCTTGGAACATTGAAATAACTGTCAAGGCTTCCGATTATATGCTCTTTCAAGTATTCGGAACTATATGCAGCAGCAATCTTATCTTGATTTCTAAGTGCATATCTCATAACTCATCTTTATCTCCTAATTCAGACAACGCTTGTTCAAACTCTTTGAGTTTCTTAATGGCGTAATCTCTACGATAAGTGATTATATCACGACTTGTATAATTTGTATAGAACCGGTCTATAAGGTTTTGAATAAAAAACCTTTCAGGCTCTTCGCAATGATTCAATAGAATTACATAATTCGTGTTTCGTGGGTGGAAACATAGGAATCTATAATAATTCACTTTGCCGCAAGAACATTCAATTAAGCGTTCATCAGTCTTTAATTTCCTAATGTCTTCAGTGTTCAATATAGGTTTCATGATTTAATCCTCCATATTAGGTAGTAAATCTTCGATGTATGCCCAACGGATAATTTCTGCTTTTTTGTAAAAGTTATCCCAATTCATCGAATCAGGGATTACGTTAAATCTACCATTTTTGCATTGAGCAAGATAATTTCTTTTCCTTTCCGGACATTCTTTTGCATCATGCCACACGCTATTGATGCGCCAGTTTGCACCCCATTCCGCAGCTTTAGTGTGTTCAATAAATCTATCCACAAACCCCGGATTGTTCGGGTCTGCTGCAAACTCATTTGCATAAAGATGTTCCTTTATTGCCTCCTTGATGTTTTTTTTCATTCTTCAACTCCTTTCGGTTTGTTTATCGGTTTCCAATGGGTTATCTTGTAGTCCTTGTAGTTGCAGGTTATTTGGTCTAAATAATCTTCCGTCCACCCGTATTTATTGTAATAAGCTGTCAAGTAATCTACTTTCCATTTGTTACTACAGCATAGATATTCTACCCTTAAAATGCAATATGTTCCAATTGGTGGCACGTCTTCCGTGTCCTCTTTGCATTCGTGCCATTCTTCATGCTCATTCCAACGCCTTGCGATCTCTTCACAAAGAATATTTGAGCTTTCCACATCACCCAAGTGGATTTCTGCTATTTGGTAATTCATACCGTCCTTTATACAAAGTTCCGCATCCAATTCATCCGCACCAAATAAGCGTTTGCCTCGTGCTGGTAGGCAAATAAGTTTCAATGTATCAGTATCTAATTCGCCTTTGGCGTATGCCCAATTCAGTTTTATTTTTGTCATAATCCAAAAATATTTTTGTAAAATTCAAAATTTCTGTTTTCTACCTTTGCATCTTCCGGATAATAAGTAGCGCGATGATACCATGCTTGATAGCATTTCGGGCAAAACCATTGATTTAGCACAGCTATGTAATAGCCTGTAGATGCAGTTTCGTTGCAGTAGTCACAAATTCCTATTGCACCATATTGTCCTAATTCCTCTACAAGTTCTTTCCTACTTATTTGGATTACCTTGAATCCTTTTTTATTGTCTTTTATATTTGCCATACCATTCCTTTTTTATTCACAAAGCCCATAGTAGCTCATACAACTTGTTGCCACATCATCGTCGAACAGAGAACCACCTGCACGTTTACTTTGTACATAACGAACAACATCGCTGATTAGAGGATATTCACCCTTATAATACTTAGATGAAATTTTATCAGGACCGAAAAAACTGCTGTTGAACTGTTGTTCGAGACCTGCAATGTAGCTTATCCTTTCTGGCTCTTGTACGCTGATATTGTAAATGTCTTGTTGTGAAGCCATCACGCAAGGAAAGCAACCAACACGTTTGTAGCCCATTCGGTAGAGAGGATTAGGCTGTATTCCATTTTCAAGTATATAGTCAATCACTTGTTGTGCCGACCAATCGAATACCGGACGCAATAGGTCATCAGCATATTTCTTTCGAAATGCCAATACATCTTTGCGACGATAGGTGTGGTACTTGTCCTTACCATTCTTATCCTTACCGTATGGCTGCACATAATACTTGAAGTACGTACATTGCTTGGACATTTCGGCACGCTTGGCACTCTCGGCAGCACGTATTCCTTGTATAATCAGAACATCATCGTTTACTTCATCGAGTATGTAGTCAATCATCGGAATGGTTTTCAATTCAGATGTGCAGAATCTCCGTTGCGAGGATGGCCAGCGTGATTTCTTTTTGTCAAATCTACCATACCGTTAAACTTCTTTGACTTGACGGTAATGAGATTTAAGCCAAGTTGTTCCTGTACTTCTTCGATATATTTATAGGTCAATGGGTGTTCCCAACCTGTATCACAAAATACTGTAATAAAATCTTTTGTTAGGTTATTACGCACCCAAAGAAGTGATGCAAGACTATCTTTGCCACCACTGAATGAAACTATTACTTTCATCCTTTACCTCCTTTCTTCAATTCTGCAATAAGAGCATCAGCACCGCTAATGCTCCACTGGGCTAACGTTTCGCTACTTGCATCCACACACTGATTATGTGAATTGGCTGAAAATCCTTTCATTATCTCTTTCGCAATCTCGTATCTGCGTTGTTCCCAGTCTATGGCTTTTTCAAATTCAAGTGCTGTTCCGGGCATTCTTCGACCGTCTTTCGTTATGAATGAACCGCATAAAACCTGCATAGTACCTGACGGTTCAACATCTATGACCTCGCCGGTAGCCTTTACTTTAGCTTTAAGTTTTTCAGCAGCTCTCATTTGTCTCGTGTGTTCTGCTACACAAGTTTTACACCTGTTAGGATATGATTTGCTGAACTCTGAAATATGCTTTGTTTGCCCGCACTCTGTGCATTTTTTATAAATTGAATTGTCCATGGTTATTATTGATTATAAGTTTCTTGAATAGCTTGGAATATCTCATACATTACTTGTGGGACAATCGCATTGCCATATGCCTTTATCGATTCCTGCCGCCACTTTGAAAAGGCAATACCGTCCAATCTGGTGGAAATCCCATCATCTCGGCTACAAACAGGGGATTGAGTTGGGAAGTTTTTCCACCGTTCTGCGAATGATGCTCTCCTAACATTACCGGCAGGTTGCACAGAGCATCCGTCCTCATTTTCCCATTTTTTCTTTTCAATGCTTGTGGGGAAACGGAGGGTTGATAGTCCCTCGCTGCTGGAGTAGGGAGCATCCCATTCACCGCCATTGCTGTCAAAGCTGTGCCCATTTGACTGTTCGGATTGTATTTCTTGCTGTACTTGTCCGCTTCCCGGGCATTGGGAGTAGGAAGCAACCGAACCATTCTCGCAAGTCCTACGCTTCCGTTCTGTCCGTTCTGATTGATTCTCCTCGGAGTCCCGTTTCTGGTCGTAACAAATTGGTCGTTCTTTCCAATTATCGCTCCGGTTGTTGCATCGCTCGCCATCGGAGTGGGAAGAAGCCCGAACGCAGCCCCTGACGAAAGGTTGTTGAGTTTCGTACCCGTTCTGTCTTTCGTTCTCGCAGCAGCTTTCATGGGGTGTTCCACCACTTCCACGGCACGTGGTGTCGGAAGCAGTCCTACCGGATAGAATGTTGTCTTCCCATTTTCGTTGCATACCTTTAACCCCTGCGTCTGCACGGTGGGCAATAAAGAAGACACGGTCTCTTCTGTGCGGCGCTCCGACGGCACAAGCCGGAATAACAACCGGTTGGACGAAATATCCTTCACGTTCAAGGTCGTTACACACTGTTTCGACAACGTATTCCTGCCGATGCAATATTCTTTTTCGGTCAACCTCTCCGAACAGAGATTCTTCACGTCCCAACGCAGTTTCACTGCCGGGTTGTACCATTGAGAGGATTCCAGCAACGTTTTCACCAACAACCCAATCGGGCTGAATCTCCCGTATCGCTCGTAGCATTTCCGGCCAGAGGTAGCGGTCATCTTCCGCTCCCTTTCGCTGTCCGGCGCAAGAAAAAGGCTGGCAGGGAAAACCTCCGGTGAGGACATTGATTTTTCCACGCCACTCTGTAAAATTTGTTTTCGTGATGTCTTCATAACTTTTGCTGTTTGGAAACCAATAATCAAGTATTTTTCTCCCGAACGGGTTTATTTCACAATGGAACATATTTTTCCAGCCCATTTCCTCGGCAGCTATTTCCGGACCACCGATGCCGCTGAACAAACTACCATGGGTAAACTTATTCTTTTCCATGATTACGGATTTTTTGTTTTTGCTACTTTAGTTGGTTCATAGTACTTGCATTTGTCTGTTCCCGGATTGTATGCTGGCCATACCCATTGCAAACGTGTATCGGGTGGATCGGGCAAATAGCGTTTACAACTCTTGCGGATTGAGCAGGTAACGCCCGAACAATAACTATAATCTGTATTCATCGTCATAATGTTTTTAATTAGTTTACTGTTTTCTGAATGACTGCTCATTGCCGAAATTGATGATTAGCATCATTTCACGGAAACGGTCTGCAATTCGTTCGTCGTAATATTCTGCAATTTCTTTTGCCGTAAGATTGGATGAGACCAGCGTACAGAACTGCTCTTCATAGCGAAAAGACAGCATATCCATGGCGGCGGTTACGTAATCGCCATAATGAATGCTTTCTTTCGGTTCGGAGCCGAGTTCGTCGATTGCGAGTATTTCGATTTGGCGCAGCCTTTTGTAGCGTGCCACATCGGAGGTGTTGTCGCGTGTGGGATTGTTATACGCTTTAGCCAGCAAGACGAGTTCTTTAGCCGATACCATCATGTAGCCGCGTATCGGATATGCATCCGCATTGCTGTTATACCCCTCATCAGAGCGCAAGTAGTTTATAAGGTTTTGCAATGCACGCAGAATGGTGGTTTTCCCATTTCCGGCATCGCCGCAAAGGAACAATCCGAAAGTGGAGGCTTCCGATGTAATCCAATTGGAAATGTCCCAAAGGTGCTTTTTGTATTGTTCGGTGGCATTAAATTCCCTATGCCTATGAGCAACTTCCACCCGGCACGCTTCATATAGCATAGCGTAAACTTGCTTGGCGGTATATGGCAATCTAAAACGAGTTACCATATGTTTTCTCTTCATCAGATTTGAGAAGATTACCTCTGCGTTGATTTCTGCTTTCGGGTCTAACTTTATCATCTTTTCTTTTATTTTTATCATTTACAATTCTCAACCATGCGTTGAAGTGCTGTTTGGCATCCTGTAAGGAAGAATGCCGGTCTTTCCCGTCTGCCAGGCATTGCACCCGGAAGTCGTCAAGACTGCTGCGCAAAGAGGAAATATTCGTTGCATGAAGCACTTGTAATTGGTCAAGCCAACACTCGTCTTTTTTCAGTTCGGCAATTTCTTCATCGATAGTCATGGAGTAAGGCTCGTATTGCAGTTCGTTTTGCACTGTTGTACTACCTTGTATCGTTTGTGGATTGTCATTCTTTCGTGGCAGTTTTTCAGTTTGTTTGGGCTTTCTTTTCTCGATTAGGTTATAATCCCCAATATAGCAAACACGACGGCACTGTACGCATATACGACTATACCTTTCCTGAATACCTTTAGAAGTCAATACTTTTTCAGCGTCAAACAATTCTTTTGAAAACAACCCCAGTGTCAGGCAGGTTTTGATTACTTCTGATATATATGCCTCCTCAAATCCCGTAAGCTCCGAGCAAATGAAAGGCAACTCTTTATCCCACTTCATATAATACCCACTCTTGTAGATATTGCAGAGCAGCAGAGCATATACCGTTATAGCTTTTCCACCTTGATACTTGATTAGTTTTCTTATTTTAAGGTCGTTAAATATATCTATATCCAGAGGGAAATAGTCAAGACCTTTTTTAAAAGTTCGTGCCATATCTGACTTTTTTAAAATTCATTTCTCAAATAATCATCCACTTCACGAATGAAATCATCTAGCGAAAAGCACAGAACATATTTGTATTCTCCGTTTTCACATATTATCTTTTGCCATTCTTTTTGTGATGGAGATTGATAGCCGCCTTTCTTTTTCATTTCAATGAGCAGCGCACCATAATCACGATTGCTTTTCAACAGAATCAAATCGGATACACCGGCTGTTACGCCCTCAGCTTTCAATTTGCCACCTGTAACAGTATCACGTCTTCCTCCGTTCGGCACAGCAAACAACCGGCCTTTTAACTTCGGATACTTCAAATTGAACCACTTTACGCAAGAGCATTGTATGCGATGTTCCTCATCGTCATATTTTTGCTTCTTTTTTCGTTTCCTTTCCATTTGAAGCATTTCCTCAAGTGTCATTGTCGCTTTGCTTTTCGGGTGTAACAATGGTGTCTTTTCCGGTCTTGTCTACTACAACTTTTTTCCCACCAACGGTTATCGTTGTCCTGCAACCTTCGGGGAGAGATTGTATGAAATTTCGTACAACAGGCGAATTGGCATTTTCACTGATGGTATCCGTAATGGACTCATCTGCGGCATATGGATAGACGTCCATAATGGCAGTTTCCGCTACCGATGCAATTTGGTAGTCGGCCATTGTGCCTTTCATACCCTCATCCAGTTTATTTACTGCATCACGCAAGTCGGCTGCTTGTACCAGTACGTTGGTAGCCGTCTTTTTTTCTGCTCCACTTTTTTCATCTGAGGTAATGAAATACAGCTTGCACTTGAACCAGCGGTCGGCACTGTCTTCCTCACAGGGAAAGAGCTCGCTATAGTTGGCACGTTTAATGTCGGAAACTGTAAACTCACCGGAAATAAAGGGTGTCATTTCTTCAATGATGCGTGCTTCCGCTTCCGTGAAGCTGAGCGCGTCAACCAGATAGGGTTCTGTTACTTTCTTGTTCATTCCGTTATCCATTGTCTTTTCATAACGGATTTTACATTCAAACCACGTGTGCATCATGAGTTCATTTTTTCTTTGAGTTGTTTACTGACTACAAGTTTTACTGTTCGTCTTGCCGGAATGATTACCGTTGTTCTCTTGTAGATATTACGGGCTTTCCTTTCTTTTGTGATATAAGTCTTGATAGTGCCAAAACCACGTATATAGACACTTTCACCTTTACAAAGTGCTTTCTCAATAGCATCAAAAGCACAATCTACGGCTTGAATAGCCTGTGAGCGACTAATAGTCGTATTGTTGATAACATGTTCAACGATCTCAATTTTTCTCATTGTTTTTATTTTTATTAAAATGATAGATCACTATTGTTTGGTCTACAATTCTCAGTTTTGTATTGAGTATTTTCAACTGATTTTTTCATTATGATTCTTGATTTAAATCCGCAGATAGAAGTAGGACGATGGCTGCAATGGCAAAACTCATTCCTAAAATGGCATACGTATATGCTTTAGAGGATTTGGATTCTAAAGCAAAATGAAAGTTAACAGCAAAAATGATGATATTCAAAACAATAAATATTATATCAAAATAGATTCTCATATTACTTCTTTATTTACTGGTTACTATTATTTTTCCTCATAATCACAAATGCTAATAGGGATTCTTGTTAAATGTTAACGAAAGCCCATTTGTAGCGGCTGTTATTTCTATCTCTGGATATAATCTTTCTATTCCATGGATAAACTCCGTAGCATTGCTGTTATTGTCGGACAGATGCAGGAGTAGAATGTTGCATACTTGAGACAGGTCATTGGCTTGCAATGTGAGGAGACAGTTATCATAGGACATGTGCGACTTAATGGTGCGTTCGTAGCGTTTCTTGTCAATGCGCCCGGCAGTGAAATTTGCATCAAGAATTTCCTTGCTATAATTGCACTCCAACATTACATTGTTAAGACCGGGAAATTTGTATTTTAGGAAATAGGTGTCTGTGGCAAACAGCACTGTTCCGCACTCTTCATGACGGATGAGGTATCCGTAAGGTTCCGCAGCATCATGTTGTACAGGGAACGGTATCACTCTAAATCCATTTATCACAACTTGTTCGAATGGCAACAGCCCTTTTGCCCAATAGCTGGAAGAGAAACCAAGCGCATGTTTTGTGCCTTGACTCATATAGCAAGGTATGCAGGCGTTTATAAAATCGCCCACACATTTGGCATGGTCGCCATGCTCATGGCTGACGATACAACCAACAATGCTGTTTAGATTGAAGTCAAGAACTTTTTTTACTTTGTTGAACTTAACTCCGGCTTCCACTGCAAGTACCTCACCAGTCTTTTCAGACTGGAAGAGGTAACAGTTGCCTGATGATGAAGAACCTAACACATGAAGTTTCATTTCAAATAGGATTAATAGCCCGGTCCATCATCCTCGGTTGAGGCTTGGTTTTCGGTACTTGTTTCACCTTGGGGCTCTTTAATTTCTCCTGTTTCAGGGTCAACACCTGCCGGAACTTCGTTGGAAACCGGAGCTACTGCATCATCAAAACTGATAGTGCCTTTGTTGGCTTGCGTGGAAATTTCTTTCGCAACCTGTTCTGTAACATCGACATAATCGGCGTCCTCTACATTTTCTTCAACGGTACGCATACCCATTGACAGTTCCGGTGAGTATGTAGAGCACCAGAACGAGGCGGCACGGTAACGTAACATCTGTTCGGGCATAGTACGCCACTTGCTGCCGTTTTTGCTATACCAACCCTCATCAATCGCCATTTGTATGGTAACGGCTGTACCACGTAAGGCAAGTGGTGATTTTGATGTAACCGGTTTTCCGTTCTCATCATGCGTAACACCTTTAGGAGTAGTCCATGCCACACACTTGACATTTGCCACACCGTTATTGCAAACTCCATTTGATGTCAATTCAAACTTCAGTGGTTCAAAGCGTCCACAAGTATTGATAGTGGCAATTAGGAACTTGGACGACCAAGATGGGCGACCATATACAATGTACAAGTTCTGCATTACCATAAGAGGGGATGCGCCAATGCGTGTGGCCACATCGAATGCGATTACGCAGTTGGCTACTGCTTCGGCTTCAGAGACCGTTTTTTTAGGTCCTTCTCCGGTCTTACCGCCAACAACACCGCCAATGCGGTAACTTTCGGGTACAAGACTGGAATTGGCAAACATGGTGGAGAAACGGTTGAGCGTTTCAATGGTTGTCGGGTCAAAGAAGTTGATGCCAACAGGAACGTTACTTTGATGTGTAACCGGTGTGATTTGTCTTTCGTTCATAATTCTAATAATTAAAGATTTAACTATTTATTTTACTGTTAGTTGACTGTCTGTTGTAACCTGCAAGAATATCATTTGTGCGTTGGAAGCAATGAATGTATTCACGCTTTCGGCACGGTCAATGAACATTGGAGCATAGACTTCGTAATGCCTTGCCAATGTGTTGGTGATGTCAATACCTGCGTTCACTTGCTTTGCTGTATTGCACGTACCATAGGACACACCATCAATTATAGGGATACATACTTCGTATTCGTTTCCGTCAAGAGTGGTATCGAAAAGTTTCCAGTGTACCATGCCAAACAGCGAGTTCAAACGGCTCTCACAATCATCAATGCGAGCTTTGGCAAACTTAGCAGCTATATATTCACGTTTCTCTATGTCGGCTATCTTCTGTGCGAGTTCACGACCTTCCTTTTCAAGACGCTCTATTTCTTTATCATAGTTGGCGATAATGGTACGGTTGTTTAGTTGGATTTCCAAGTTCTTAATAGCAGATTTCACCAACTCGGCACGTTCGGACAGTTCGGTATCTGTCTGAGTATATGTGATATTTGCTATTTCTTTTTCTATCTCATCCAAACGTTTTAGGTTTGCTGCATACGCAGGCAGCTCGTTTTCGTTGATGGCGGACGGTGCTGCTTTCGGGGTGGATTTCAGACGATCATACAGCCCTGCAATACATTCGTCAATGGCAGTAATCTTTTTGGAATGCTCTACAAGTTCTTCATTACGCCTGTTTAATTCCTCTCGGTATGATTCGACTTGTGTCGACAGGGATTTTCCACGTGATTGATTCTCTTTGAGCCTGTTTTGTTTATATTCTTCAAACTTTTGGAGAGCGTCTTGTATCATATTGTCGGGTAAAGGCTGGCCGCAATGAGGACAGATATTATCACCGGTGTACTGTGTGGCACGAA